AAATATTGAATTAACGAGGGAGGGGTAAAATACTCCTCCCTTTTTTTATAACTTTAAAAACAAAAAAATTATGTCATCATGTGAATTAGTAAACGGTCGCCTCGAAGTATGCAAAGATGCAGTTGGAGGAATCGACGCAATATACTTCATAAACTACGGAGATTATGCTTACCCGACAGACGTAACGGAATCCAACGACGTGATTAGCGCGGTTGCAAACGTTGCATCTCTTTACAAATATGAATTAAAAGGTACGAACTCTTTTGAGCAAAACATTACATCTTCTCGTGAGAATGGAACTACTTTTGTAGAGCAAACGCTTTCTGTAATCTTGAAGAAACAAGACGCGACGACGCACAAATCGGTTAAGATGTTGTCTTACGGTCGTCCTCACATTATCGTGAAAAACCGTAATAGTCAATTTTTCTTGGCTGGTTTGGAGCATGGAATGGAATTGACAACTGCTGCGGTTGCAAACGGAACTGCAATGGGTGATTTAAACGGTTACACGCTTACGTTCGTAGGTAATGAAATAGTTTTGGCAAACATTATCGACGTTTCAACTGAGGCGGCTTTACAAGTTGCATTCGGTAACGCTTCGGTAGTTGATATTTAACTATCAATTTTAAATTAAATTAGGGGCGGCTTCGGTTGCCCTTTTTTTATTTAAAACAGTTTTGGAGTTTTTACGTTAATAGAGTATGATAATATTAACAACGTCAACAAGCGCACAAACATTCAGTTGTATTCCTCGCGGTACGTTTGACGGTCTTACGATTATGGACGAACAAACAAACGTGGCGCAATCAATTACAATTGATGCACAAACGTATGGAGATTATGTTTCAAGCGTTACTGCTGCGTTTAATTTAATCGAAGGAAGGTTTTATTCTTTGACGCTTTTAAACGGAACAGACGTGATGTATAAAGATAAAATCTTTTGCACCGACAAATCAATAGTTAATTTTTCAGTCAATGACGGTCAGTATGTTTCAAACGCGACTGCAAACACATTTATAGTTTATGAGTAACAACGTACACGTATTGCAATTGTCGGCATATACAACGCCCGTAATTAAAGAATCGAAGCGCGACAATTGGGTTGATTTTGGAGAAGATAACGATTACTATACTTTCCTTATTGATCGCTACACAAATAGCACAACAAATAACGCCATTATAAACTCTATTTCGCGCCTTGTTTATGGTCGTGGACTTAGCGCGGTTGACGCTTCGAGAAAGCCAAACGAGTACGCTCAAATGATGGCTTTATTCAACCAAGATTGTTTGCGAAAACTTGCGTTTGACAGAAAAATGTTAGGGCAGTTTGCCTTGCAAGTTCACTACAACGATAAACACGATAAGATATTAAAAGCCTATCACATTCCAGTTAACCTTATCCGTGCTGAAAAGTGCGATGAAGATGGCGAAATTTTAGGTTACTATTATTCCGATAATTGGGAGGAGGTTAAGAAGTTTCCGCCTAAAAGGTTTGCAAGTTTTGGCACGTCAAAGGATAAAGTAGAAATATTATTTTCTAAGCCGTACGCGGTTGGAATGAAATATTATGCTTATCCAGATTATCAAGGCGCAGTACCTTACACTATGCTGGAGGAAGAAGTCGCGGATTATCTTATTAACGAGGTTCAAAACGGTTTCAGCGGTACGAAAGTCGTGAATTTTAATAATGGGGTGCCTACGGAGGAGCAGCAAAACATCATTTCCAACAAGGTGATGAGTAAATTAACTGGCTCAAAGGGTCAGAAGGTAATAGTTGCTTTTAACGATAACAAAGAATCGAGTACAACGGTTGAAGATATACCGTTAAATGACGCGCCAGACCATTACACATACCTATCGGAGGAGTGCGTTCGTAAGATTATGCTCGGACATTCGGTTACTTCTCCGCTTATTTTCGGTATTGCCAACGCTTCGGGGTTCAGTTCAAACGCGGACGAACTTGAAAACTCGTTTATTCTGTTTAATAACATGGTGATTAAGCCTTTGCAGGACGAATTGATTGACGCTTTGGATAAGATTTTAGCGTACAATGACGTTAGTTTAAAGCTATATTTCAGAACTTTAAAACCTTTGGAATTTACAGACCTTGAAAACGCGAATACGGACGAACAAGTATCGGAAGAAACGGGTACAAATCTAAGCGCACAAAGTGAATTAGACGCTATTCTTGCAATAGTTGACGAGAACCAATTAGGGTCTGAATGGTCAGAAGTAGATGCACGGGACGCTGGAGATAATGACGACGAGTTAGATCTTGCGTTGTTGGAGGCGGAGAACAAATACGAGCCTAAACAAAGCCTTTTAAGCAAGGTATTTAAATTCGTTCAAACGGGCAACCCAAAACCAAACCAAAAGAGCGCACAAGACAAGAAAGTTGGCGATTTAAAATACTTCAAAGTTCGTTACCGATACACGGGAAACAAAACGCCAGACAGAGATTTTTGCATGGCTATGATGGCAGAACAATCGAGGTTGTTTCGCAAAGAAGATATTGACGAAATGAGCCGACGAGCAGTTAATCCTGGCTTCGGTGAGGGTGGCAAAAACACCTACGATATTTTCAAATTTAAGGGCGGTGCAAGATGCCATCATAAATTTGAAAGGGTTACGTTTATGCTTAATTTAGACGCGATTGAAAAGGGGTACGATAAAATAGGCACACGAGCAGCTGAGATAAAAGGGTACAAAGTTACGAACCCTTACGAAGTTTCAATCTACCCAAACAATTTGCCTTTGAAAGGCTTTAGTCCAAACAATAAAAACTTACCAAGCGACGTATAAATGGCAACTGCACTACTAATTACAAGAGATGACATCGTAAAGCTGACCGCTTTGGGGGGGAACGTCGATATAGATAAGTTTATCCAGTTCGTATTGATTGCTCAAGACATACATCTACAAAATTATCTCGGCACTCAACTATTGGAGAAAATACAAAGCGATATTTTAGCGAATACTCTAAGCGGTAACTATCAGTTATTGGTTGAAAAGTATTTAAAAGCAATGCTTATCCATTGGGCGATGGTTGAATATCTACCTTTCGCTGCCTATACAATCGCGAACGCTGGAGTATACAAACATACTTCTGAAAATAGCGTAAACGTCGAAAAGAACGAAGTTGATTTTTTGATTGAAAAGGAAAGAAGCATCGCGCAAAATTATACGGAAAGATTCATTGACTACATTTCTTTTAACCAAGATTTGTTTCCAGAATATAACGATAATTCAAACGGGGATATGTACCCAGATACACGAAACAATTACCAAGGATGGTTCATTTGAGAAAGTACAAACCAAAAGAAGAAAACGTTAAGAAGTTGAAGGCGTTTTTAGTAAAATTAAAAAAAGAGAACGATGTCAAATAGCATAAACTGGGGGAGCGTATATTGCGACATGGAGCAGAACGGTGCGTTTGGCACGGACACCCTTTGGAGTACAAGATCGATAAACGACGAAGCAGCACCGACTTGCTGGATAACATTTCCGTTCAAGTCAGATACAACGCTTTTTTCAGTGGACACGACGCAATTAACAGTAGACACAACACAATTATAAAATAAATAAATATGGCACAACAAACGATTAATATAGGCGCAAGTCCTAACGATGGAACGGGCGATTTTGTACGCGACGCGTTCGACAAAACAAACGACAATTTTACGGAGTTGTACGACGGGAAACAAGACGACCTTATTTCTGGAACAAACATAAAAACCATTAATGGCGATTCAGTACTTGGTTCGGGCGATTTGGTTATTTCTGGCGGAGGCGGTGCTTCGGGAATACACGCGCAGTTGCTTCCAGGCGGCACTATTTTTGGCGGAGTTCACCAGTCTAATAGATTAGGTGCTGGGTCAAATTACAACACTCAAACCTTTGCCAATGAAACGCAATACTTTCCCTTTATCCCAAACAACACTTTTACTACTACTGAAATGAGATTTTATTGTCTTACTGCAGCAGCAAATGACAAAACAAGAATTTGTATTTATTCGCATGACGGTTTAAATGCACCAACAAATTTGCTGTACGAAAGTACCGATATTGATTTATCAACCACAGGAAATAAGACCGTAAACGTAACAAAAACGTGGACAAAAGGGGAAGTTTACTGGATTGCTTTTTTACAAAAAACTGGAGGTGCTAGTCTTATCGGATTAGGGAGTAGCAGCGCAGATTCACTTCAAATCGGTAACATTGGAGGAAACCCGTTTAAAATGTGGCGGCAAACGTCGACTGCATACGCAAACGGAGCACCCGCAACGGCAAATCCAAATTCTTTTTTAGGTGGTGTTTATCACGTAGAATTTAAATAAAAATAAAAATAATTATGAAACAAGTACGACAAGAAATATACGACGACAACGGACTCGTTGAAGTAAAGTTTATCGAAGTAGATGAGCCAACAAAAGAAGAACTAATTGCAGATAAAGAAGCGCAATTACTCGCAATGTACGAGGAGTTGAACGCGCTCAAAGGGCAGTAATGAAAACATCATTTTTATCTACTTTTAAAATCTCGATTCAATTAATGATCCCTTCATTGATAGTATTTTACGCACCCGCAAAGTTTGCAATTTTAACGGTCGTCCTTTTAGCGTTAATAGACACTCGGTTCGGGTTGAAATTAGCGAAGTTTAAAAAAATAGAAATAACATCTAACCGAGCGTCTGACTTTTTTGCAAAGTTAGTAGGTTATTTTGTGTTCATCACCTTCGGCTTATTTTTAAATGCTGAGTTCGATATGCCGTACATCGTTTGGATTAGCGCAATCATTCCTATCTATTCGGAGATATTTAGCATTGACGAAAAGCAAAGAAAGTTGGGGAAGATTGGAATATTGAAACAAGCGGAAAACGTCTACAAGTTTGCAAAGAATATAAAGAACAAACGCGATTCATTAAGGTAAAATGAAAAGCTACCTACTTGCGGTCGTTTGCTTCGTTCTAAGCGCGTTAATCATATCTTCGTGCGCTAACCCTTCAAAGATACATCAAAGGGCGGTAAATCGAGGATATGAGCATAAGGAGAAGGTTGTAACAGTTAAAGTAACCGACACGATAAAGGTAAACGGTAAAGATTCGGTAATTTTCAGAGATGTTCAAGCGTTATGTCCTGAATACGAAGCGCAGCCGAAAAGGTATGAAGTTCGATACGCTTACAAAATAAAGCGTGATACTTTGCGATTGGTGAAATACCAGACCAAATGGAGGGTAAAGGAGAACGTGAAAATCGAACGGATAAAAGATAAAGTATCGTTCTGGCAGAAACTACGCTACTTTTTAATAGGTTTAATCGTTGGCTGGATTGCGAGAATACTTTACAAAGCCGTTTATTAAGTTTTAAACGGTACGCTATGTTTACCAAGTCCAAGCGGTCTATTTTCACAATCATGACCTCCGCGATCGTCGCAAACGTCGCACTTGCAAAGGTCGTTGAAATGGTCGGATTTTTCGCGTAATTCAAGCGCGTTAATTTGGAAACCTTCACATCCAAAACCCCACACTTGGACGTGTTCGTCATCCAAACCGAGTATTTCAATACCGTTTGGAAAGTTAAAAGAGTTGTAAGATATTAGTGGCGTTGGTTGGTTTTGTATAAAGTCAGATACAAGTGCCAAAATTAGTTCTTCGTTCATTTTTTAAGTTTTTAATATTGCCAAATATAATGTATTATTTTTAATATTCAAGTATTTTAAAATTAAATTGTATTTTTATAAGAAAAAATTATGACAAACGTAAGGAACTATTCAGATGCCGATTTGATAAATTCGGCTCGAAACACAAACGGATTTAAAGAGATTCCGAAAGGGTACTGGCTTTTGTTTGTTCGCTCAAACGAGGACGAACCAAACAAGTACGACGACAAGTTGTATTTCATGAACGGCACAAAATGCAGAGCCGTCACTTCATGCACAACTAATTCAGGGACATACGGTTTACTTAACTTTAAAAAATGGAATAGCAAAGGAACTGCTATAATAAAGTTTGACGAATGGTATTATAACACTTATCAATATGGACTACATAGAGGTAAGATGGGCGCACTTAGACAAGTCAAACCCATGAAGTATTACCGTGATGGAAATAAAGACCTTAAAAGCGATGAAAAGGGCAAGGTTTACGAAGAAATAGCGAACACGAATATTCACTTTAATAGTTATACGAATAAAAGTAAACTATTGACTTGGATCATTGGAGGCTGGTCGGTCGGGTGCATGGTGATGAATGACGCTTTTTTTTACTGGAATATTTTAATCCCAGCTTTTAAAGGAAAAAAAGATTTAATATCCGTTTGTTGTATTAAAGAGAATTAATATTATCTTTGTGTATGGTTTAGTATTCCATATTTTTTAAGTGGTTAGGTTGAAAGGGGGGTATCGGTTGCCCCTCTTTTTTTTATCTTTTTTTTTACAAACTATTGTTTTATTAAATTTAATTGTTATCTTTGGAATGTCGATAACGGCAAAACACTTAAAAAAAATACTAAACATGAATCAAAAAATTCAAATTTTCCAGTCAAACGTTCAGCAAACACACGCGACGACAACCATCTTTTTATCGGTCAAAAACCATTTGTACAGATTGCCAGATGTTATTCGTATTCATGCGAGAAACGATAGAGATGGCGAAATGATGGCGAACGGATTATCCGCAAGATTGCAGAATTTAACGAAGCGCGATGACTTAATAGACCAACTCGCAGATTTATTAAAAAATGATAGTTCAAAAGAAATTATTAATTTAGTAAAAAAAATTCAATCATTATGAAATACTATATTCTAAAAGATAATCATTGGGTTAGCTGCAACAAACTATATTTTGACCTTTATATTGGTGAAAAGAAAATCGGCAAAAGATTAAGACGATCAAAAAGATACGACTGTCCAAAAACGATGCGGTTGTTTACGCGCATACTGGTAAGAAAAGAAAGAAGAAAATAGGCAAAAGATTAAGACGATCAAAAAGATACGACTGTCCAAAAACGATGCGGTTGTTTACGCGCATACTGGTAAGAAAAGAAAAGGGTACTAATTTAGAAAATGATTAATTATGAAAACAACAGTACACATTGTCTATTTTTCAGACGACGAACAAGTATATAGTAAAGGAATAAATATAGAAGGAAAATCATTTTCCGATTGTTGCAAGAAATTTGAAACTATGAAAATAGGATTGATTTTTAACGCCACGATAAAAGAATGAACGACATCGAAAACATGGCGGTTTCCTTTGCAAAGTGGATTGATTTAAACTACTACCAAGGGAACGAATATAACACTTACACAGACGATATTGATTTGATTTATACCATTGATGAGTTGTTTGAGATGTTTAAAAGGTTGAATAATTAATAAACAAATAAATAAACATGAACGTAAAACGAAAAATTAAAGAGTTCTTTAGAAACATTTTGGTTGGCATTAAAATATCTAACGAAAACTACTTAAATGGTAAAACGCACCACGGTAAAATTTAGCATAAAAGGTTGAATAATTAATTAATAAAACATGAAAAAATACAAAATATTAAATTTATACGCAGGGATTGGAGGTAACAGAAAACTTTGGGGAGATGAACACGAAGTTACAGCAGTAGAGATGAATAGAGAAATAGCTTCTATTTATAGTTACAATTACCCAAATGATAAAATGATTGTTACTGATGCTCATTTTTATTTATTAGAACATTATAAAGAGTTTGATTTTATATGGAGTAGTCCACCTTGCCCGACACATAGTAGATTGTGTTTTAGTCAGCCGGTAAAAAACTATGCAGATATGACATTTTACCAACAAATAATATTATTAGAAAGTTGGTTTAAGGGTAAATGGGTTATTGAAAATGTAGTGCCTTATTATGAATATTTAATAAAGCCGAAGTTTACAATAGGTAGGCATCCATTTTGGAGTAATTTTAATGTTACACCATTGGAAGTTAAAAATATAGATGTTGCAAGAAGTAGTATTGAAGAACTTGCTGAATATTTAGAAATGCCAATACCAAGATTTAAAGCAGGGCAATTACTTAGAAATTGTGTTGAGCCAAAAACAGGAAAGCATATTTTAGATTGTGCTATGAATATTGAAACAGCAAAAAATACTGTGCAAGGTGGTTTATTCTAATTGCATATAACACTCATGTATTATTCACTAAACAATAATAACAAACAAACAAATAAATATGAACGTAAAAGGAAAAATTAAAGAAATTGGAGAAATCCAAACAATCGGGGCAAATGGTTTTCGTAAAAGATGTATCGTTGTAACCGAAGAAGGTCAATATCCAAACGATATTGCAATAGATTTTGTTCAGGATAAATGCGAAATCTTGAACCAGTATAAAATCAATCAATCGGTTGACATTGGCATCAATCTTCGATCGAACAGTTCAAACGGGAAATGGTTTACAAATGTTGTCGGTTGGAAGATTTCAATATTAGAAAATGAACCACAATTTTAAATTTAAAACCCTTGCCTTAATTAGGTAGGGGTTTTTTGTAACTTTACTTAAAAACGTGTTATGAAAAAGAGAATGAGGTTAAAACCTCTGGAGGCTATCGCATTAGGATTCAAGGTTAAGGAATACAATAAGTATCAATTAAACGAAAAGGAAGTTGTGCTATTGGGCAACTTGCGAAATAACGGAACGATGAAAGAACAAACCAACGAAGAAAATCGGGTGCTGGTTATTGGCGACCTGCATGAGCCTTTTGTTTTGGAAGGCTATCTACAATTTTGTCAAGAAATACACGCTAAATATGAGTGCAATCGCGTGGTTTACATTGGCGACATTATTGATAATCATTATTCAAGTTT